GTCGCCCAGTGCTGGAACGGAACACCCGATCCGGCAGGGGACCATACGTTACGTTGCTCTTCAGTAAACTTCCGTTTGGCGTAATCACCAGCGCCCGATGCCACAACTTGTGCCGGCATCGACTTCCCGAGATGTAATTTATGGTCTCCTGCAGCAACCAACTCTACTAACTCTGAAAACATAGGGTTAAAGTTGGCATTTTCTAGGCGGCTAATCGCTTGAACGGCATAGGCAAATTTGTTGCGCTCGTCGTAACGTAATTGAGTGTCGTCCTCAACGGCGAGACACTTACCAAGGACACGGTACACGGACCCCATACCACCTGGGATCCCAAGGACATGCAAACGCTGTAGAAAATGCAGCGCATCAGCTTCATAAAACTGCTTCTCTACATTCATATCCATACCGAAGTCAGCGAAGGCACGAGACATTGACTCTGGCACGAGCTCAGGGCCAACAGCGACGATATCATCACCATTAACTGCCGAAACGAAGTCGCCATAGTAACCTGAATGGTAACCGTAGCGCTGTACAAACCAGTTAAAGATAGAATCGTCAACGTTAGTGAAAATGGAACCAGATTTCACTGAGGATGGTCCGGGCTCATAAATCTTCGTAGGGCATATCAGTAGAGTATTGTAAATATCGGCATAACTGATAGCCAAGAATAATTTACGCTCATCAGGCGCGAACCATGTACTCATCGCTTGCTTAACATCCCACCAAGCATCAGGAGGGACCGACGCATCGAAATTCGATATGTCACCTGATAAAACAATCAGCTTGTGTTCATGCGCGTACTGCAGCATATTCTGCATATTACGGTCAACTGATTGCATAGGTACCCAACCCGACATTAGGCGGACCGGGGCTAGTGGGTTAATCACTTTGAGAAGCGCTGCCTGCTCAGGCACAAACAAAGTCTTACCTGACCACGTTTCCCATTTTGGCATAGCGATAACGAATCTCCTAACTTTGTACGTACCTTCCTTTGTTGGAACGAAAGGGTTAGGTCCTTTCGATACGATACGCTGACCTGTTGTTGCTGGGAAGCGTGGAATGACACTCCGCCAGTCACTTGCCTGATAGCAAGCCTCGATAAGGTG